AACCCGTTGACTTGGAAGCTTTTGCTAAAAAAGTAGCTGAGGAAACTGCTGCTAAGATAGCCATGAAGCAAGCCGAGCAAAAAGCAGCCGATGAGGCTGTACAAAAAGAAGCTGATGAAAAAGCAACTGCAGAAGCAGAAGCTAAAGCTCAGCAAGAAGAAGAAGTCAAGCAAGCAGTAGTAACTGCTGTAGAGTCTGGTACGGACCGTTTGGCTGAAGATATGCGAAAAGAATTCGAAACTGCAAAGACAGACGAAATCAATGAGCTTGTCAAGAAGTACGAAAGTCAAGTTAAAGAGAAGACTGACGAACTCGAAGCTATGCGTAATCGCAAGTTTGAGTTTGCTACTAACAAAAGCGAAGCTTTTGGTCGTGAAGCTCTTGAAGCTAAAGTTTATGGCGCAATTACAAAGAAAGGTTGGGATACTGGCCTTGGTAAGACCGTTGTAGAGAAGCAGGGTACTGATTTTGGAAGCCAAACCACTTCTGGTAACCTTGATATTACTGTAACGCAACAGTTCGAAGAAGAAGTTAAGCTAGAGACTAAGCTTATGGGCTTATTCCGAGAAATCGCTGTTTCTTCTGGAGCTACTGTAATGCCTTTCGTTGCTGATGTTAATCCTGCAACTTTTGGTACTACATTCGATATTGATACAGCTAATGACCGTCTGGATACTTCTGGCGGAACTAATGGTCAGTTCGACGTTGCAAATCGTGTATTAAATACACAGCGTCTCGCAGCAGGTACCTATATCGACAACGATGTAGACGAGACATCATTGGTTTCTTTCATTCCAATGATTACTTCTGCACTTGCACGAGCACACGCAGTAGCAACTGATACTGCAATTCTCTATGGTACTTCTGGCGTAATCGCTGGAATCGCTGGCGGAAACGGTAATGACAAAGGCTCTGGTCTTCAGTCAGGTCAAACTGTTGTAACTGCACAGCTTGATGGAGCTCCTGCATTCGCAGCTAGTATGCTTGAGTTAGGTCGTGAAGCAATGGGTAAGTATGCAATTAACCCTGGTGACATTGCCTACATTGTTTCATTAGCCGTATACTACGATCTTCTTGCAGAAGATGGCGACTTCCGAACTGTTGACAAAGCAGGATCTGATATCGCTGCCAACATCAATGGTATGATGGGTACTGCGTTTGGTTCACCTGTGATTGTTTCTAACGAACTCGCACCTGCTAACCAAGGTACTGCCGCTATCGTTGTTAATACAAGCCGATTTGTTATCCCCCGACTGAAGGGTGTTAGCATTGAAACTGACTACCAAGTTGGTAAGCAGCGAAATGTTCTGGTTGCAAGCCAGGCACTAGGATTTAAGGCACTTGAAACTAGTAACGGTGCACGTTCCTTAATTCTCGCAGCTAACGCGTAATAGCACTACTGATTACTCTAGTAATCATGGAAACTGGGGGAGGTTCTCCTCCCCTAAGTTTTTACTAAAGGACTTATGGCTGATCTAATAACATTAGCAACATATAAAGATGCAGAAGGCTTAAGCACTCCAAAAGAGGACTTAAGAATCAATGCGCTTATTCCAAATGTAAGTCAGTTAGTAAAAACTTATTGTGGAAACAGTTTTGTAGACTTTTTCTCGTCGAATAAGACAGAGACATTTAATATTGACTGGGACACATATATAGTACAGCTTACTGAAAGCCCTGTTAATAGTATAGTAAGTGTTCAAGAACGGCAGTCGTACTCTGACTCTTATGCTACACTTACTACTGGAGCGTTTGAGTTTGCTTTAGATGGTAGAACTGACAGCATTCTTAGAACAAGTTCTTTTGGCTATCAGAACTGGCCGAGAGGAGTAGATGCAGTCAAAGTAGTATATACAGCAGGGTATAGTGCTGTGCCGGCAGACTTAGAGTTGGCAGTAATTGATTTGATTACATACTACTTGAAAGATGAGCACAAAGAGCGAAGAACCATACAGGGAGCAAGTATACAGAATGCTTCAAGTTCTTCACAGCGAGATAATGTTGCATTTCCTGACCACATTAAGAGAGTCTTAGACTTATATAAGAACTTTTAATGAGTAGTCAATCTCTGTTAAAGTTTTTACAAAAACTTGACAAAGAGCTAAAAGTAGGTGCTAAAAAAAATAAACCTGCTTCTCAAGCGTACAGAGAGTCAACAGGAAATAAAAAAACTAGTACTCTAACTTATACTCCAAAAGCAATTACAGAAGCATTAAAGTTTTTGCCCGCTACTGTTTCAGAAGACTTTTCAGAAGAGTATAATGATTTAGTAGAGGAATTAACCGCAAGCATTCGAGAGTTGTTTAAAGAGAAAGCAAAAGATATAAATGATAATCCAAAAACTAAAGGGGACGCTCTAGTAAGAGGAAATAAATTTTCTGTTTCTATAAGGATTATAAAAAGAGGTACGAGAGATAATTATAACCTTTTGAAAACTATTTATGAAGATAGGTTGCAAGAGTTTTATACTGCCTTTCTTCAGCTTATAAATAAACCCGAAGGTTTAGAAAGAAAAACCGGTAGAGGAAGTAAAGAAAAAACTATTAAAGAAACGGAGCAAGGACAAGTATTTGGACAAACTCACCAAGGAGGCGCAAACATTTATCATATGATAAATGATGCTGTTCATAAAGCCCTAGAGCATACCGCAAAGAACTCAGGGAAGCCGAACAAGCAAATAGAAAAAAACTTAAAAGCCTTAAAAAATCAAGACGCAGACATTATTTTAAGCATGATTAATGACGGGCCAAAAGAAGAAGTCCGTTTAGGAATTGAAAGCCAGTTAATTAATGCAAAAACAGGTGGAGGCATAGAAGAGCAGGGACTAAAACAAAATTTAGATGCTGCTCTGAAAAATTTAATTCAGTTTTTAAAGAATACTAAAGGGTCGGACTCGATAGTAGAAGGACAGAGAAAAAGAATAATAAAAGAAATTGTAAAACCTTTTAAAAATAAAAAAGGAATTACTGTAAAGCATGAAAATACTAAGTTAAAAAATACTAGGAGTCCTACTAAATTAACAAAAAAAGGCGGTAAAACAGAAGTTGTTAAAGGTGCCGCTGTAGCAATAGGAGCAAAAAAGAGGCCTGCTAGACAAAAAGAAAAAACACGCACTCCTAAAATGGGTTTAAAAAACATACTAGGAGTATTGAATAATCAGCTACCAGAAAGAGTTGCTTCAAATATGGGGGAACCAAGACTCGTAAATAGAACAGGAAGGTTTGCACAGAGCGTAAGAGCAACAGATGCAACTAGAACTAGAGACGGCTTTCCAAGTATTGGTTACACTTATGAAAAAGATCGGTATGGGGTATTTGAAAGCACAAGCGGAACAAGTCGTGCAAGTATAGAAAGAGATCCGCGACCGTTAATCGATAAGTCTATACGAGAGATTGTAATAGGATTTGGGTTAGGCAGAATTTATACTAGGAGACAGTAATGACCGCAAGAACATATGCATCAAGAAGAAAACGTATTGTAGATGCTCTTGTAAGTAAATTAAAGACGATAAACGGTCAAGGAGCTTTTTTAACGGATGTGGGTGAGAATGTACACCCAACATTAAAGTTTTGGGATGAAGTAGATGAGTTTCCCGCACTACATTGTAATGCTGGAAGCGAAACTCGAGAATACCAAACAGCAGGTGTAAGAGACAGATTTTTATCGATTACAATTCGGTGTTATGTGCAGGAAGAAGACGCACAAGAAGCCTTAAACGAATTGATGGAAGATGTGGAAACAGTCATTGAGGATAACTCAAGACTACAGTATAGTGACAAAATGAATAATGTCTACTTTACTCAACAAATTACCGTAATCAGTATTGATACTGATGAGGGTGTACTCGAACCTTTAGGAGTAGGAGAAATACTAATTGAGGTTCGTTATTAAGAAAATGCTGGCACGAATAAATATTCACGACCAGTCTTTTCAGGTTCATAGGAGATAAACTATGGCAGAATTTCTACATTTTAGTAGAGACTCACGGCTCTATATGGAAAAAGATGGGTATTTCTGGTCTATTCCTGTGCTTGATGGATTTAGCTTCTCTCAGGCTACAAATGCGACAGAGATAACTCTAAACGAAATGGAAGACTCTTCTGGTCGTTCACGAAGGGGTCGTAAGATGTTTACGGACTCTTTGTCTGCTGCCGAATTCTCTTTCTCAACTTATATTAGACCCTTTAAATCAGCAGGTTCAAAAGATAGAGCAAATGGTGTAGCAGATAGTACTGTAAACCATCATCACGCAGTAGAGGAAGCTCTTTGGGTTGCAATGGCTGGACAGAATGTTTATGTACCAGGTACAGGTAAGTTTAAGCACGGAGCAACTGGAGGAGCAATAAGTAGCCTAGCTTTCACCAGCTCTCAAGGAAGCGGAAATAATGTAACAGATTCCGACAGAACTGCAGGTACTTATACTATTGCTGTACCTACTGCGGCTTCTGGCTCAAATACAGGGGCTACTGTTTCTGGAGGCTCTGTACAAGGCGGAACAAACGCTGTTATACAAGTTGTAATAAATGGAAGCGGAACCGCAACCTCTGTAACAGTTACAGAAAGAGGCACAGGGTTTGATAGCGCAAATAAAATTATTGTTGATAGTCTGCTAATTGGTGGAGCAGCAGATGATGATAATTTATCTATTGATGTAACTTCAGAGTCTTTTACTTCTGACGCTACAGACTTAGATATTAACTTCTTTGACTCTAGCCGTGCATCGCTCGGAACATTTAACTTATACTTTGTATTTAGTGATCGATCTGCAGGGCGACTACTTTACAAACTCAAAGATGCTGTAATTAATGAAGCCTCTATTGACTTTGATATTGATGGTATTGCAACTGTAAACTGGTCAGGAATGGCAGGACAGATTCAAGAAGTTCCTGGAGGTCTTAACGCAGGGCAGTTT